CGATGGGGCGAAGCCGGCGTCGACCCGATGGACGATGTCGAGGCGTGGGTGCAGCTCCTCTCCGATACCAGCGGTTTCACTGCCCGCGAAGTCCTGCTCGGCCCGGGCGCTGCGGGTCTCCTGAAGAAGTCGCCGCGCTTCCTCGAGGCGCTCGACAACCGGCGCCGCCTCTATCTCCTCACCTGCCTTTGCGCAAAATCAGCCATGCAATGATAATGGTACACATTGCTCGATGGTAAAAGCTTATAACCGAACGAACGTGACCCGTTGTTTTCGCTTTTACTTGCCGACGGGAACGCGGCAGTTCACTCCCGCTGACGGGGTCCCTATGGACCTCGGGGGGTTACATCCTGGCACCAGATTTACATATTCCATTTTTGGATCGACTTGTGGCGGCGCCGCGTGGTCGACGCGAACTTACACTGTGGCCGCTGTCGATGGCCAACGACTCGAAATCTTAGAAAGGTAGGAGTAAAAATTCCGCTCTTTCCTGCTCCCCTCGATGCAGCTTGCTGCATCGAGGTTCACCCGACGACGTTGTAGCGTCCTTGTCGCCTGGGTCAGCGTCGGTGACGCAGACTTTCTTGTATTTGCCTAACGACATTGGCCGTAATCGGCTCCACGACACAGATTGTTCCTTGAACCGTGTGGTCATATCTCCATCTAAGTAGCTCAACAGCGAGCAATGTCCTTCCTTCAGCTCTCACCCCTGCAACCAAGCACGATATTGCAAATTTAGCCCCCCGGGGCTTGCATGCTGTTGAGACATTCATGTTGCGGACCGAAATGGTTCAAAGCAGCAAAGGAAACAAAATGATACCCGTCTCTTCACTCAATGGGCGAAGGCTGCTAACCGCGTTGATGTTCGTTTTTGTTTGCGGACTATCGATACCGGCGCGCGCGGCTGACGTCATTGATCACGATAAGGTGGTAGGATTTCAGGAGAACGTCTCCGAATTCCTCAAGAGCTTCCAGCCTTTTCTCAAGGTCTTCAACGGCTGTGTCCCTTTCCCCGCCGTGGATGCTCATGGGAACGTCAGCGGTGGTCTGGCGCCGTCGGGAGCGATGAACGGCCATTGCGCCCGCAGCATTGGACAGGTCTACGTCAGAGCGACGTTCTTCGGGGACCGGTGCGGCATCATGTACGCTTGGTACTACCCCAAGGAGATGAACGTCGACGGGCCCGGCAACATGGGGCACCGATCTGGCTGGCAAAATATCGTCGTCTGGACCGATGCTTGTAAAAGCCAGTCACACGTTATCGCGGTCAGCTACTCGAGCCATGACCATTACATCCGGGACACAGATCCCTACATGAGAGGAACACATCCGAAGGTCGCCTATCAACGGAACCCATTTCCACTCAACCCTTCACTGTCGGGTACTCGGACAATTGGCGGGACGCAGCCTGCAATCAGCTGGGAGGCCATGACGCAGGCAGCGCGAGATGCGCTTAACGAGTATAAGTTCGGCAAGGGCGTACCATTCAACGATGACAACTTTCTCTACAAACTGGGCAAAGCCTATTAATTACAACTGCAATCTCTGCGAGGCCTAATTTCGATAATGATTGGCGCCGGCTTCTTGCCGGCGTCTCTTTGCGCGAGGGCACCGCTCGTGGGCACCTTGGAGATGGCGAGTAAACCATAAAGCGACGTCGAGGAAGGCGCCCAACCTTTTGATCGCGTACTGACCCCCTGGACGATACTCTGCTGCAAGCCGTGAAACTGAGGCCACGGGTCTTGCAGCACTAGCAACTATCGGAAAGGAGCACGGCTACGAAGCGAGATCAGCCCGATCAGCAAAAGCGTCTAGCGATTTTCAACCTTTGTCGCAAGCCACCGGATGAACAGCACCTCGGACCCGCGCGGCCCGAGATAGGCGAGCGCAGCAATCAAGCNGCATTTCCCAGAGCAGCTCCTTGCCGAAGAACTTCCGGCGCATTTTCCGGACTTCATTCGTGTGCCACACCAGCCGGCCGACCAGCGCGCCGATCATGGTCGTTGCCGCGCCGCCAAACCAGGCATTGAGCAGTTCGATCAGAGACGAATATTTCTGCGACATTCAGCGCCCTTCCCCGTGTCTCGCGCAGTCCCCTTTTCGTCCACACCGCCGCGGCGCAGATGCCGACGACGGTCCGGTCTATCTTCCGCTGATCCGCCGGCGTCGCGCAGCGCACGCCGATCAGATCAGTCCCGACGATGCTTCTAAGGGCCGTCGCACTCCCCGGCCCCGAAGTTCCACAGCCCGCCAGCAGCAAGGCAAGAGTCGCAATCATTGCGCTTCGAATGAGCGCGGCTGGCCGATCATTGTTCTGTCTCTCAATAGCGGTTTTAGCGGATCGGGCACCGTCCTCGCGGATCTCGACGATGACCCAGGTGATGGCGGCGAGCACGAGCACGTCGCCGAGGATCTTCGGCCAACCGACCATCACTTCAGCCCCAGGGCGCCGCGCACCGCCGGCATGGAAGTGATCGCGTAGACAGCGAAACCGACGATGACGACGAGGATGGCGATCTGCACCCGCCAGTCGAGCACGACGAGGTTCAGTTCTTTCAGCCCGGTGACGATCGTGCCGCCGGCCGTCAGCAGCCATGTCCAGAACCGGCCGGACTTGCGCACCGGCTTCGCTTTCGGCTTCGGACCGGGCGAAGGCACGGGACGAGCTTCCGGCTCCTCTACCGGTTCGTGCGGCCGGCGCGCTACGTCAAGCACCTCTTGCAGCACCGCCTCGACCTTCTCCGGCCTCACCAGCGCCTTGTTGAGCCCGTCGCCGGCATAATAAGACTGCCCGCGTTTCAAAACCCGATGCGCCCCCTTGCACGAAACCAGCACCGGAAAGGAGGCCCATTCCTTCGCCAGGTTTTCTGCGAACTGGACGAGGCTGATCTTACCAACGATGTACTCCGGGTAGCCGCGCCGCACGAGCAGCTTGTAGGCGAGCCGGTCCTGCAGATCGGGCGTGAAGACATCTTTTCCGCTGATCGACGTGACCTGCTTCGCAAGATCGATCAGCGTCGCCCGCATGAACTGATAGCCGCCAGCCGCGCTAGAGCCGAACCGCTTGGACCACTTCGCCTGCGCATCGACGATCTCACCATAGGTCATGGCGGTGAGCGGTTTCGGCAGCTTGGCCTGGTTATGGCCGTAGATCACGTCATAGGACGCGCGGTCGCTCCGCCCGACTTCCGTTTCACGGATGAAGTCGAGCAGGATCGCCGCGCCGGGGGGCACGGTTCTGTCCATCTGATTTTTCCTTTGGGTTTGGGATTTAAGCCCGNGGGCCGTCGGTCGGATCATGAAGGGCAAGCACAATGTCTTACGAGTGGGACCCCAAGCGAGCTCATCGGAAGAGCGTGATCAGGTTCCTCGCCGCGCTAGCCGTGCCAGCCATATTGCTCAGTTCAGCGATTGCCGTCGCCGAATGGGCGAGAGCCCCAACCGCTACAGCTGCGGCGGCCACTGAAAGGCCGGCAGCTCGGCCATGAACTCTTCGAGNCGGAAGAGCGTGATCAGGTTCCTCGCCGCGCTAGCCGTGCCAGCCATATTGCTCAGTTCAGCGATTGCTGTCGCCGAATGGGCGAGAGCCCCAACCGCTACAGCTGCGGCGGCCACTGAAAGGCCGGCAGCTCGGCCATGAACTCTTCGAGGCTGGGCTCCGCTCGCTCGCCGGCGAGCACCTTCACCAGCTCGGCCGTGGAATAGGTCCACACGACCGATCGCCAGGCGAAAAGCGCCTCACCTTCGGCCGAGAACTGCGGGTTCGGGTCGCCGCGATAGGTGATGGCGGTCTGGATGCCGTCATATTGTCGCTCTCGCGCCTTGGCATCGAGATGCGCCTGGATGGCGGCGGAGTATTGCGCCTGCAGCATGGCGCGCGCCTCTGCCGCCTTCTGCTCGGCCGTGACAACTTTCGATAGGTCAACCGTCCACATCGGCAGGCTCCTCTTCAGCAGTGTCAGGGATCGACGGCTGCGGATCGGCCGGCAATGCAATCATCCCGTCGGGCGGGTCGATGAGTGGCGGAGGAAATGCGACGGCCTGAGAAGGGCTCGGTCCGTGCGGCAGGATGAGGGTCAGGTGAAGCTCGCCTGCGATCCGTTCGACGGAGCCGACAAGCCATTCACAAGGAACCTCGCCGGCCGGTATCGTCGCACCGTCCGGCAAGGTCGAGAAGTCGAATGGCACACCGTTGATCGTGAAAACGTCGCCTGCCCTGGTGACCGTCAGGAGGTCATCGCGGCGCTGGGGAGAGAACTTGATTTGCATTAAAACCACCTTCCAAGGGCACCAAATCGGATCGTGTCGCTGGTGCGAGAGGCATAGGCGTAGGCCGACCCCACCCACGAACCGAAAGCAGTTCTGGGGTTCACCCAGGCGTTAATTGTCGTCGTCACGTGACCGAACCCGCTGAATTCCGGTGAAAAGGACCGGCATCGGCGCACTCACGGCATTGGAATAAAAAACGTTGCCAGCAGCCTGGGTCATTGCGACGGGAAGTTCCGGTGACGTGCAAATCATGGTGCCGTCGGCAAATTTGACGTACTCCCCATTGGCATTGCTGCCCCGTTCAATGACGGCGCCGGCAGGAAAGCCCGCGGAGTTTGATACGGTCCCGACAACCGGTAGCTCAACAATCGTCCAGTCCGTCCAGCTTGTGCCGCCGTTGACGGTGTTCCTTCTGAAGACCTGGTTGTTGTCTCGGTAGAAATATTGAAACACGGCATTGGCGCTTCGCTGGAGAACCACGAGCGTGCCTGTCGTGGCTACCGAGGCGGCTCCGGCATAGGTGTTGGCCCAGTTTCCCGAGAGTGTGTAAACGCCGGCAACGGTGATCGTGTTGAGGTCGCCATCGACCAATCCGACGTCACTNGCTCCGGCATAGGTGTTGGCCCAGTTCCCCGAGAGTGTGTAAACGCCGGCAACGGTGATCGTGTTGAGGTCGCCATCGACCAGGCCGACATCACTGTTCGCAGGGGATCGAACGGATCCACCCCATACCGGCCCGAGCTTCAGGAGTGCGTCGAGCACACCCGTCGACGAAAGCAGGTCGCGCCCCTTCGCCTTGATGTCCGCAAGAGCACCGGAATTCGCTCCGGTGAAATAGGCGAACTTGTCCGCCGCAGGGTCGAGCCCGGCCAGCGCCGTTAGCGCCGCATTGTCGAGCCGTTGGATATAGGTCGAGAGCGCCTGGGCGTTGACGGTCTGCTGCTGCAGGTAGGCCGTGTCACGGATAATCCAGTACCCCTGCCCGGCCGCTGTCGTGCCGCGCCAGGGCTT